CTTCCCCGGAATTTCTCAATCTCGAGTTTGCCTGGAAACCCATTGTAGGCGAAATTAAAGACGTCTACAAGGCCGTCAAAACCGCTGATGCTGTTTACAAACAGTATGAGCGGGATGCCGGTCGGGTTGTTCGACGGAAGTTCGAGTTCCCATCAGATACGTCGTCGAGCTCTCGTATCCTGATTGCCAGTCATGTGCCTCACCTTCCGGTGAACAGCAGCATTCTGTCAACTTCAGGATCAAATACGGAAGCTCAACTTCGAAGGGGTCGATTGATTCAGACCGATACCTACGAGCGTCGTACTTGGTTTTCTGGTGCGTTTTCGTACCATTTGCCAAGAGATTGGTACAAGAAGGGATCGTCCGGTAAAATGGACAAACTCTTCGGTACTAATCTGACGCCCGAGGTGGTCTGGAACGTCACTCCTTGGAGCTGGCTCGCCGATTGGTTCGCGAATACCGGTGATGTTATTTCAAACCTCACCGATATGGCGACCGACGGGCTGGTGTTGCGTTACGGGTACATCATGGAGCATGAGCGCCATGTACGAACGTACTCGTACGAAGGACCCACGAATCTTAATAATCGTGAGGTCCGACCGCAATCCATCAATCTCGTCGTTGAGACGAAGAGACGGCTTGCGGCAACCCCCTACGGTTTTGGCATTACCTGGGAGGGCTTTTCAGCCCGCCAGGCAGCCATTCTTGCTGCTCTGGGAATTTCCCGGAGCGGTAAGGGGAAGTAGTCACCATGTTACAACGCCAACGGGGCTTCAAGAGCCCTAGGAGTGATGCCTGTGTCATTCACTGACCCTCTTTCCATCACCGTCTCGAGTGTGACGACACCGTTGCCCCGCACTTCCGTGGGGGACGACGAGTCGGAATACACGAGCGCTGACGGCCTCCTTCAGGTGAAAGCCTCCCATGTCTATGGGAAGCGCACCCGGAGGATGCTGAGGGTCGACACTTCCAAGGTTGCCCCGGACCCGTTCCGGCCGTCGGAGAATGTCAAACTGTCGATGTCTTTGTACATCGTGTTTGACACCCCGCCGGCTGGGTATACGGCTGCGGAGCAGAAGGCACTGTTCGATGGCTTTCGGGCCATGATCGGTGCCAACACGGACCAGCAGATCACCAAGTTGTTGGGCGGCGAGTCTTAGGACGAGCCACTCAATGACCGGCGATGACGCTGGAGATGCTGAGACGAGGGAGTCGAGGAGGATCGATCTTTCTAAAGATCGCTCCGCTCGATCCCTACGACGCCAGGAAAACAAAACTGGTCGTCGAGCTTCGGATCTACACGTCAATCAGATCGCGACACGTAAAGTGGTCGTGGTCTCTGACGTAGTGATCGTCGCTGTCATCATCATCAGTGAGGTTCTCCTTCGGGCAGGTTTCTGTCCGTGAGAACTTGTGAACAACAGTGGCAGTGATGCCCCTGTCCGAGCTTGATTGAGTTCAAGCTTGGATGATACAGGCAGGGATGTGCACACCTCTATTTAAGGAGGGACACTGAAAAGCCTGATATCACTCTGGTCCTGTACGGCCAATGAATTAGCCGTACGATGCTGTACCAGCGCCACTCCTGACATAAACACTGTCAGGAGGCGGGTCGAACACGAGGGGTTACCGTTTTTAGCGATAACCCTGGCGGACTTTGGAAAAGCTACCCAAAAGTGGCTGGACCAAGGTTTCGTCGATCCTTCCGACGCTTCAGCCTTCAAGCTGAACCGTCGTACTGGTTTCCCTGCATTTCTGCAAGGTTTCCGTGATCGTGTGTTCGACGCCTGTAGCGGCGTGTTGCTGGATCAGCCAGACATCGAAGCAATCTTCGCTTTGCGTCAGCTTACGCTGATGTTTAGCAAGATCGCCCTCCCGGACGACCCCCGTGAAGGGGCCGTCACCAGGACTGTTAGTCCTGATCGCGAGAGGCGAGCGATGTCTGAGTTTGTCCAGTGTGAGCACGATGTCAAGGAGTCCGATCAACTCTTAGATCCTTCCTATATGGAGGATTTTAAGAGAATGTCGGGCTTGCTCTTCAGTGAGGCTTTCGCCAAGGTTGACAGAGATGTCGATTTTGGTCGCCTCATTGGAAAGCATGGGCCGGGCGCTGTTGCGGAACGGCTTACCAGTAATGGTAAGTTCAATCTGCAAAGCTGGCCTACTCGTCTTCAGCGGTTTTTTCCTGCTGAAGAGTTTCTCATACCAAATCTCCACTATCGTGGGGATCTGAGTGAGAAACTTGACTTCGTCGAACCTGGAGCTGAAACGCCCGTTAGGGTCATTACAGTTCCTAAGACGCTCAAGTCACCCCGGGTCATTGCTATTGAGCCGGCTGCTATGCAATATGCACAGCAGTCTCTCGCGGCATCGATTCGGAACGCGATACAAGAGGATGGTTTCCTCAATCGCGTTATCGGATTGACGGACCAGGTCCCTAATCAGGTCCTAGCTCGTTCTGGTTCCCTCAGCGGGGAACTGGCTACGCTCGATTTGAGCGAAGCATCCGATCGTGTCTCGAATCAGCACGTACGTGCACTTACAGAGGAGTTCCCCTATTTGCATGGGGCTCTCCAAGCCTGTAGGTCACGGAAGGCTGATGTGCCTGGCCACGGCGTTATACGCCTAGCCAAGTTCGCATCTATGGG